ATGATGGTGAAAAAAACAAAATCCAATTCACTAAAAAAAGTTGCAACACTTGCATTAGCAAATTTATTATTAGTTGGTGCACTTACTGACAATAGTGCCAAAGCCGAATCTAAGAAAGATGATACTGATTTGAAGTTAGTTAGTCATAACGTTTATATGTTATCGACCGTTTTGTATCCAAACTGGAGACTTTTAACATAAAATTACTTATCATTCAAAAAGTAAAACAGCATAATATCAAGGTTTATAACTTTATCATTATCAATAATACCTCATATAAAATAAAATTTTAGGGACTTTTTAGGGACTTTAAATTTAAAATTACAAGTTTAATAGAAACATCAAAATAATCACATGTTTGTGTGGAATGTACACCCCAAAAGCTAGACTGAAAAATCTATTTTTTGAGGTGTATTTTTATAGGTAAATATAATAAATTAGAGTAGACAACTCAGAATTCCAATTTTATAATAATATTGCTTGACATATCAAACTAGATAGTACTATTTTGAATATATTATTATAATCAAAAATTCATTGTAAACTTTTAAACAAAAGGAAGTAATAAAAACGTGAAATTTAAAACAACTAAAGAATGTAAAAGTAATAATATCTTTAAAAGAAGTCAAGAAATTAATAATAGTGAAAGTGAAAAGGGTTGTTTATGGGGCATTAGCATGTTGATTCTACTTTTCTTATTGATTCTGTTTGGAATAACTGCTTGTTCATCAAGCATTCACTTTATTAATTAGATTTTTTTACTTGGAGGTATCATGTGAAGAACCATACAAATATAATTAATATCTTATTAGTTATAGTCAACTCATTAACTCATTTTCTAACTCTAAACACCTCATTTTTTAATAATTCAGCATCGGATTTCTGTTTTATCATAGGGGCTATATTTTTCTTGATCGGAATTTTTGTTGCAATATACGGTATGAAGCGAGCAACATATTGGTTAAACTTATTGATTTTATTTACCAATATTTTTTATTTTCTACACTTCTGTGTTTTACTTTTGTTAAAATATATAGGATTTAAATTATTTATTTATGAAGGGTGTGTATTGTTATTTACCTAATTTATAGTCTAATTGTCTATTTCATCTGCATTATAAATTTTTTCATAATGGCCGCACCATTCTTAATGACTAATGCTGATTATGTATGGACGCCTATGACTACAGTTACGTTATTTATTTTGAGTTTGATTATTTTCTTGATATTTATAAAAACAAAAGATGTCGTTCATTTAACAATTTTCATATTAAACTTACTTTTTTCAATACTTTATTGTTTACCTATACTGTTTTATTTATGAACACTTTTATATTATCTAGAAAATTAAAACCACCCTTTTACGGGTGGTTTTTTTAATATTTACTTTTTAGTGCTTCGTCAATTTCATTATAAATCTTTTGAAGTTGATATTTTGCTTCTGACATTTTCTTAAAGTCTTTTGACTTAAGAGCATACATTGCTTTTTGACCTGAAATTTTTATAGTTCGCTTATAATAAGTGTTTAAACTTCCAGTAGCTAATTCATTAACATTTAGTTCATCTAATAACGATTTTAATTCATTAGCTAACTTTTCGTTTTGATATTCATTCGATGTTGGCAAGCTTGTGCTAGCTTGTGCCTCATTTTTATCTAGATTAGTTACTAGTGGTGATGCTAAAACGATTGCTAAAGTTCCCGCAAGTATAGATTTTCTAATTTTCATTTTTTATTCTCCTTAGTAATTAGTACTAATTTATTTTAATGACTAACTAAAAAAAAGTACATTAATTATTCATTAACTATATAGATCTTCTTATTAAATGAAAATTAATAAATTATCAAATTGACATACCTTATTGTATTTATAGAAAAACAAAAAAAGGTAAGCACCGAAATGCTTACCTACTTCCCATAAACAATATAACACATATACATTGATTTGGAAAGCGCAAAAATAAATTTAATAAACTAGCCCGAAAAGGAGCAATACATAAAAAATGAAAGGCGCTCCTTGAAAACGCCCAAGGTAATATTAACATAAAATGGCTACTATTGCATTATCTAATTTTATTTAATTAAAACAAATATATAGCACAAAAAAACTAGCCCGAAGGCTAGCTTATGAATAGATGAAAATTTGAACACATTGCTGTGTCTAAGATAAATATAACACATATTAATTACTATTAATAGAAAAATTATAGCGTTTTTTAGATCATTTCAATTTATCAAGACCAAATTCATCAAAACACTAATTGAACTTTAATTTTTAGTTAAAAATAATTAATCTTTTATTAATTTCAAGTTAATTAATATATTTCGTCGATTAGATTAAACTCATTTTAGGAATTTCGCAAAACTAACTATAAATTTAAATATAGAATTTAAGGAGAATTAACATCATTATGAAAAAGAAATTAGCAACAACAGTTTTAGCATTAAGTTTTTTAACGGCAGGAATCAGTACACACCATCATTCAGCGAAAGCTTTTACTTTTGAACCGTTTCCTACAAATGAAGAAATAGAATCAAATAAGAAAATGTTAGAGAAAGAAAAAGCTTATAAAGAATCATTTAAAAATAGTGGTCTTCCTACAACGCTAGGAAAATTAGATGAACGTTTGAGAAATTATTTAGAGAAAGGCACAAAAAATACTGCTCAATTTGAAAAAATGGTTATTTTAACTGAAAATAAAGGTTACTATACAGTATATCTGAATACACCACTTGCTGAAGATAGAAAAAATGTTGAGTTACTAGGTAAAATGTATAAAACATACTTCTTTAAAAAAGGAGAGTCTAAATCATCTTATGTAATTAATGGTCCTGGTAAAACTAATGAATATGCATACTAATAGTAGTTACATAAATTAAAAGGTAGATATTTCTTTTTTATATAAAGGTTTGGCAGACATTTCATAACTTGCCAAACCTTTATATATCTAATTATCAAACTGCACTAAACTTACCAAAACCGCTTATTCTATTACCTGCCTTGTCTACCTCTCCTGTCGCTATATAACGACGTTGTCCACTATTAGCAATATAAGTAATCCATCTATAGCCATTAATGCAATATGCGCCGTCATATTTGATCGTTGCGTTATTGGGTAATACACCTGTAATTCTTGAATTAGTTGAATAGCCATCCCTCACGTTATTACCTTTAACATTGGCAACTGTGTAATAACCAGTCTCTTTTTTATACGGTCATTGTTTTTATCGAGTGTATAACCTGCTGGCACTGGTGAATTCTTTTCATTTTTAGCTGGTGTTTTAACATTACTGATACCTGATACACACTTCCAATAAAAATAACCACACCATTTAAGATGCGGTGTAGCGACTGTAATATTTCTATGTTGTTGAGATATATTTATCGAGTGAAGGGCAAAAAGGGTATCAATTGCCAGGATAAGTGTTAGGTTACTAGGCCACTTAACAGGCTATATAGTTCACTCCTACTATATACAATTAATTATAACATAAAAAGCACCCCGTAAACTATTATACGGGAATGCTAAAGTCATATATACTACGGGGGAGTAGTATGAAAACTATGCTCTCTATCATAAGAAAAAACACCCAGTGACATGCTTGGGTGAACAAGGATAGATGTAAATAGTTGATGCATGTGTAACACATCATAACAAAAAATTAACCGGAAGGCTAGCTATAACATACAATCTAAAAAGACGTCCTTTGAATACGTCTAGAAAGATTATAACATAAAAAAATAGGCAAGTACCGAAGTACCTGCCTAAAAAAGGATTATCCACTTTTTCATCCTAACTGATTTCTCCCCATAAGTCACCTAATATCTGATTAGGTGGGGAAGAACCATTCGTGCATGAATGAGAATTTGATGAAAGATAATTTTCACTACACATATTCAATCAAGACATTGCTTTCTATAATAAACAACTATTTTGTTTTATTTCTTTTCTATAACAACCTTTGTAATTAAGTTGAATCCAGGGTTTTTAATATGCTCTGATAAATCTGGGACAACAAAACCTTTTTCTGTTATAGGGAAAGACTTCGTTTCTTCTTTTTTCTTATTCTTATCATAATAAGTGACTTCGATCTTTGCGCTTGGATCTAATTCAACTACTCTAAACTCTTTATATGCTGTCGCATCTAATGCCCATTCGACATAGTATTCAATTTTTTCTTTTGTAAGTGTAGTCCCAGGTTTAATAGGAAACTCGACATAATGAGGGGATAGCAATTCATTTCCTTTACTATCAACTCCAGTCACATTTACCATCAAATACGGGCCTGTTGGTTCAAAATAACTCGCGTCATCGCTTTTTTTATATTTTCCTTTGTCGAATGAACTTGATGCACTTACCTCATTAGTAATTGAAGAAAATGAGAATAATAACAATAAAACAGTTAAAAATAATAAACTTCTTTTGAGCATGGCGCTTCCTCCAAATATAATATATTTGTTTTTATTCATCTCTTTTTATAGCTAACACACTTATTTAAGATGATAAATATCAACAACTTCATTTTATATTGAGAAAATATTAAAAATCAAGAAAATATTAAAATAAACTAAATTTACATTAAAAAATAATTAACAAATATTTAACATTTTAACCTAAGAATTAAAATGCTTCTTTCACAATCAATCTCTCATGCCATATCCACTCATTATGATTGTTCCAATAAATGCGACACCAACCATCTATAATTTCAAACACATATATTAATGTTCCAGGCGCGTATACAGCCTGTCCAACATCGAATCTATAGTTAGTACGATTATCACCGTATCTAGTGGCTGAAGTAGCACCTAAGCCGTCGATTTTCGCATTAAAATAAGCACCTTTTGACCATTTAAGGTTATAAGGCGCTTTACTTCCAACTGTTATTTTACTTGCAGATTTACCGACTGCTTTTTGAGCAGGTGGTTTAACTTTATTTGTGATCTTATTCATTAAGCCCTCACTTTTATACTTAGGTCTAATAAAGTGAGTACAGCCGTAATAATTATCCCAACGTAACTTTGCAGGCGTATTTGCGTTACCGTCATAGTTCTGTTCCAAAATTAAAAATTGGTTTGTATTACCACCATTAAACACTAAACCAATATGACCGTATTGTTTATATATTCCTTTGGTAAATACAGCCACATCACCTATTTGTGGAACAAACGATGGTGTGTTTTCATATACTGTTGCCATGTTTTTAAAATCGTTATTGATTGCATCTTTTGCATTTCCCCACATTCTAATTTCTAACAACCAATAAATGTAATCAACTGCTAAATCTGCACATTGGTAACCATACCAACCGTCAAAATCAATATATCTACCTTGATACCAACGTAACCTTGCTCTTGCTTCACTGTATGTTTTCATTATTTTACCTCCTAGTATTTTCTTCTTGGTTCTTCATATTCTAAAGCTTGGTGGCTATCACCTATACCTTTAGTAGTCGGGTCTTGAATCACACCAGTTAATACTAAAAATCCTAATATAGCGTTTAAACCGTCTGTTAATTGCTCTGTATAAACTTGGATATCATACCCAATAGCTTTTGCGATGTTTTGAGCAAATAAAAAGATAGCTGACAATATCGCTACCCAAAATGATTTTTGTTTCATTCTAATTTTCCAATTAATCATATTCTTATCTCCTTTTACCCAAAATAAAAAGACGACTAATAAGCCGTCTATTTGATATTTATATTATGGTGTGTTAATTTATATATAGAAAAAGGGCAACATGCGCAAACATGTTACCCTAATGAGCCCGTTAAAAAGACGGTGGCTATTTTAGATTAAAGATTAAATTAATAACCATTTAACCATCGAAACCAGCCAAAGTTAGCGATGGTTATTTTTTATTGCTTAATTCAATAAGCTTGATTACTAGACCTATCAATGCAATAAGGAATAAACCAAACTGCAACATGGTACTAATTGTAATCATTAGGCGTCTCCTTTCTAAAGATTTCAGTAATGCCACCATAGGCACCACCTCCTTATACTCAGATAGCCACCATCTATCCAACTTGCTCACTTCTGCATATTACCATAATTACAACAATAAATAAAAAGTCAGTACCGAAGCACTGACTAAAACTTATTTACATTTACCGAACCAAAAACATGTCCAGAAACTATAACCAAAGATTAGTTTAAACATTTTATTCACCTCTCTTATATGCCCATAAGCATACGCAATAATGCTATAATTAGCGACCCAAATATTGTCCCAACTAAACCAAGCACCCACATTTTCATATCACGTATGTTCTTATCATTTTCTTTCTTATTCTTTTCATCTATTTCTCTTTCTTTTTGAATAGCATCTAAGGTTTTATCTAATTTAATGTTAACTTGCTCTTGGGTTTTTTGACCTAATTTAATTTCGTTGAGTGTGCTGAGCATTGTTTTATCATTCTCTTCTAACCTTCTGATGCGCCATTCATGTTCGTGTTTTTTGAACCACCCCAATTCAGTACACCCGCTTTCTAAAAGAATAAAGATTATGAGTATCTAACTCATAGCTTTTCATACTGTTTCAGTGTTAACTGTTACCTCTGGAGATAAATCAGATCTTTCAACTACTTCTTTAACTACTTTCACACGTTGTTTTTTGTTAGTTAATTGATATAACAAATTTAACGTCTCCGCAATTTTCTTAGCGTTTTCTTCAGATTTAAAATCTTGAGCATGGTTAACCATTTCAGAAGTTGTAAAACTTCCTGTGAAATCTTGATATACTACACGTTCTGTACCTTCTTTGTCGATTTGTACTAAAATAAACCTTTCTGTATTGTTGATAATTTCTTTTGCCATAATTAAATGACCTCCTTAAATTTTTGTATAAAAATAGTGCTAAGGATTACTCTTCCTCAGCACATTGTTGATTTTCTTTATTTTCTTGTATATACGCTTTTAACATCGCGTTTTCTTGTGTTAACCTCATAATTTCCTGTGATAAATAATGAATTGTATATTCAGGATTAGCTTGTAATCCTTGTTTGTTATCCTGCATTCTTTGACTCCTCCAATTTCTTGATTCTTAGTTGTTGTTCTTTGATAACAGGGATAAGATGAATCCATAGACGATCATACGCTATACCTTCAATTTCTCCTTTGTCATCATACGTGACAAACTCTTTTAATCCTAAATTCTCCACCTCTTCAGCAATCAAACCTACGTATCTATCAAGTTTATAGGTGTCTTCCGATAATTTTCTATCTTCTCTCAGCTCTCTAGCTAAAATTTCAGACTCAGCTTTATCAAACCACGTTCTAATAGGTAAGTTAAGAATAGCTTTTGAATGTTCCAGTTGTTCATCTCTATCGTTATATTGATTTTCGATAGATAACTTGTATTTACGCGCTGATGTCGAACGCCCAATTGTGCCAGCAGAAGTAATATGCAAATTAGCTGCGGCCGAATAAGTACGTCTATAAATTGAGTTAGAAGCTATCCTATCTCCTGCATCATCTGAACCTACAGACAGTAGGTCTGTACTCTGTATATGAATATACCTATTACCATCACGTCGTTTCAGCATATTAAATTTGCCATACCCTGCTTCGATTGTTGTATCTCCACCTGTTGCATATCGTCCATTAACAATTTGAACAAGACCTTTATTTCTTTCTTTAGAAAACCTGATACCCGCACCGTAATCATAGTTCTCATCAGAACCAAACATAATATAACCGTCACTCGAATAAGCATTATCTGCATTAGACAGCGTGAATGCAAATCGGTTTAATCCAGGCACTTTGTCTGTGTTTGGATATAAATACACCGGTGCCTGTTTGCTTTTGATATTCGATGAAGCGTAAGACTCCAGAACAACCCGATTATTATCTGACGTTAGTGCAACGACACCACCATAGGAATTGATTGTTATGCCATTCATACCGCTATCACTGTAAGTTTTATCCCACCATTGAATAGTACCGGATGAACCTCCGTCTTCGCCTTCTCCATCAATATATGTTGAAATACCAAAATGTGACATATAAAGTGAACCGCCTGCGGTATTATTTCTAAACCTTAGATGTCCATCTTTAAGACGTGTGAATATATCATCGGTTGATCGTTTGCCTTTCCAAGTTCGTTGCACAATACCACCTAGTTCAATAGAATCATTCTGTATTTGAACATATCTGTTATTGTTACCGCCTTTAATTCCAATTCTATTAACATTGATATCAAGACCCTCTCTTGATAAATTAAGGCTGTTGACAATATCGGTTTTATCTACTTTATCTCGCATATTTTGGATAAGAAGGTTTATTTCTCTATTACCGTTAATATCAATTTTATCAGCATTTAATCTAATACCACGTGGCCCCACATTTAAAGCTTGAGCCACTCCGTTATCATCATATCTGATTGTTGTTCCATCTGTAACGTTTTGGACAATCTCGTTTAATATATTTGAAAGTGTACGATTGGTTGCATTAAACTCTTCTTTAGTAGTTCTTAATTTGATTTCCTTACCATTTTGTATAATTTGAGAACCATAGCGAGTCAGTGTTCTCCTCTGTGCATCTGTGCTTTCTTTGACCTTGTTGTCTGTATAAGCATTAGCTTTCTTTTCAGCGTTTCTAGCCTTTAGTTCTGCGTTTTGTTTTGCCTCTTCAAGTTTAGCTTGAGCATCTTGTATAGCGCGTTGCTCTTCTTCCGAAATTTTACCATCAGCATACGCTTGCGATTCCTTCTCTTTAAGATTATCTTGAGCATCAATGTATGATTTTAAAGCTTCTTGCGCTTCTTGATTTGCTTGTTCAATACTTGCTTTAATCTCAGGATTATTGGACAAATCACTTAACTGGTCATCAGTATATTGTTTTTGTTCTTCCAATCCGTTTTGATATTCGTTTAACGTAACTTTATCTTTGATTTCACCTTTTAAAGTCGTTCTCTCAGCTTCAGCAGTATCTAAACGTTCAACAATACCGTCTTTGTCTGTTTTATAGTCCGATGTTTTTACATAGTCACGTAATTGTTCTTTTGTGGATTCTCTAGCTGCTTCAATAGCTGATTTAACAACATTAGGTTCTCCGACTAACTGCAAATCTTCATTCACCGTTAAACCAAATTTTGTTGCTATTATTTCCAACGCTTCTTTATATTTTTCATCAGTGTATTGTGACTGTAATAATTTAAATCTATCTGAAATGGCGATTTTGACATCTTCTACATCTGTATAAACATCTTGTAATTTCTTTCTATACTCAAGAAATAAAGTTTTTGTATCTACCAACCGACCAATCGTTGCAGTTTCGGGTGTCATAGATTCTAAATTATTTTTAATTTGATTATAAACATCAATCACAGCGTCTAAACTTGCTTGTAAGTCCGCTTTCAAATCATTATCTACTAAGTACTCGCTATTCAGTAATTCTGTAGCTTCTGACAAAAGACTAGCGTGTTGTATAGATAAATTAATAAAAATATTGTTTAATTCACTGAATAGCGCTTTCTCTCTTGTTATACCACCTAATTTTTCAACATCATTTGGTGTTGCTTCAATCCATCGACCATTCCAATATCTACGCAAGACAGCAACATCAGGGTTACTTGTATCATACCAAAGCGTATCATTGACTGGATTTTCTGGCGGTGTATCACTTTTATGAATTTTGCGTTCAAAGTATTCTAATTCACCATCTACAACATCTTTTACTATAGTATTGATATTGCTAATATTGTCGTTTAATTTTTGGTGTATTAGGTTTAATCGCTTGTTAAACTCTTCTCGTAATTCTGATTCTTTGAACTCTTTAGGTTGACCGAATGTATATGTGCTATTTTCTGAAATTATGTTATATTCTTCAGCAATAACTTCTGCCTCTACATACAATGGCGGGTTAAAATCTCTATGTTTTACTCTGACTGTATCGCCAATTGATATAATCTCGTGCGGATACGTAACTTCCAAATCAGTAGAAGTAATCTCATATGACATAACTGCCGACTTACGTTTATTTAACTCTGTTTTGGCTAAAGAACTTAATCGTGTTTCATTCATATTTTGATCATCTGATTGTGGTTCATATATCCCCCAAATATAGCGCATAGGTAGGTTGAATTGACTTTGCGCTTCGTCATCTGTCACAACTAGCTCTAAACGCTTCCCTTTGTCATTTTCAGGTCCCACAGCAATTAATGCTGTTTTGATTTCTGACATATCAATCTTCCTAGTTAACCCGACTAAATCTTTACCATATTCAATTTCTTTACCTTTGAATAAGCTGTTTTTCTTTTTGAGTACTACATATCTACCTTTGACGGTATTAGAGCTAAGCTCAATATAAAAATCTAAAACCATTTTATAGGTTGTACATAATTGCTTTAAAACTTCATATCTAGTTTGATAAGAAGTCCATGACGTAGTACGTAAGCCATCGTATTCGGTTTGTTCAGAAACTTCCCAACCTGTATCGCTCAACACATCTTTCAATGCTTCTGAAGTTGTCTTTTTCTCAAATTTTCCTGGTGCATACGGTTTAGCTGTTGTTATATCAGCAAGATAAGACGCTATACATTCTATCTCTGTGTAGCCGTCCATCGTATCTTGAACCCAGTTAATAATAAATTCACGCCATTGTTTGTTTGAATCCCTTATAATAACACGATGTCGTTCACGGAACTTTTCAGCTCTTTCTGATGATATGAGCAGTTCAAGCATTTCTGAATTGTCATTAACATTACGTTTATGAATCGCTCTAACTAAGGAAGGGTCATCAGTAGAAAGGAAATCTATAATCTTGTCGTTAAAATCTAAAACATGTATCACACTCTCATCTCCTTTCTATAAATATCTATCTTGCCATTTAACCGTCGTATCAAAGACGTTTTCAGGTTGTATGATTAATTCACTGTACCCAGAATCAACATTGAAATAATTACTTCCAAACGATTTCTCGCTCAACATTGGTTCCTCATTGATGACAACACTTTTTGCTTGCATATCTATTTTCACTAAATCACCTTTTTGTATAATGACATCCCTTGCGCCTTTCGGTTTCGGTAGAATCTCCGTATTGAATGAACCTAATCCATTCATCTCCATCCACTTATAACCGTTATACTTCGCACTATAGATAGCTATGATAGAAGCTGGACGCTGATAAAACTTACCGCCATCTATCCACTCTTTCTCATCCATATCAATAGGTTTACGTCTATCTGGGTCTTTAATGTGATCAAATTTCCAAGTTTTAATAGAAAATTTATTACCTACTCTTCTGAGCCGCATATAAACAACGATTCTGTCCAAGTTATACATTATCGGTTTATTCTGATAGTCGTATATCTTTTTGGGGTCTCCTTTTTGGTTATACAACGTAACAACAATATGTCCTATTTTTCTATCATGATATTCATTTTCATAACCAATAGAAGCAAGTAACTTACCATCACTATCATAAATATGTTGTGCTGTTCTTCCGGCACCTTTACCTTTTTGTTCAACAATACATTTATAGGTAATTTGAAAATCTGTCATCGCTTTAGGGAGCCCTCGTTTCGTGCCAGCACCAACCCAACCTTTTGCATCAGGAAAATTAGTTGCTTTATATCCTTCGCCAAGATTGGATATCACAAAGTCACCGCCGACCTTACCACCTAAGTCATTACTTGGAATATCTTCAGTAATCATCTTAGTCCAACCTTTGAAATCACGAAACTCACTATGATAAACAGGAGGCATGTAATCCTTAACTTCTTTGGTTACCTCATCATCACCAACCATAAAATAATCTTCATCATTTTTAGTAATCATAAAGTAACTAGATGGTTTAATTGCTCGGGCTTCAACAATTAAAGGAGTGTCAGCAGTCCCACTATTTACAACTGAAACTTGGTCTGAAATCGCAGTATTTTTATTTCCTGTTACTGAATATTTGTAAGGGTCTGTTAGTACTACTTTGATAGTGAACTTAACAGGTATTGTAAATTCTTTGTGCAGCTTTATTGGTCCTTCGAAATAAGCGTTCCAGTACCAATCTTTAGATTTGAATTGTAATTTAACTTGTTCCTCGTAGTTAAAAAACTTTACTAATTCATTCAAGACGTCATCATGTGTTTTAATGCCGTTGTGAGATAAATAGTCATTACGTACCACCAAAGGTATATCAAAACTATAAGATTCAAGCCTACGCCCTTTATATATAGACCCCGAACGTCCATCTACATTTTCTGTTTTTAAAACATAATTAAAAGAGGGTATTTCAAACCCTCTTTCGACATACAACCAAGGAATTGTTTTGTTGTTCACTTTAATAGTGTCTATCATTGAATAGCAATTCCTCCTTTTCTAAACTTTACTTTTGTTGATTCTTGCCTTTCTCGCTTTTCTATAGACGCGTTCACCTTTTTATCAAAAGCGTATTCGTCAATAATCGGCTGATAATCTTTATCTGCAATCACATCGTTAGATTGTGCTATTTTCAGTAATAAAGCTATTTGTTGTTGCTGTTGTTCAATCATTTTCAATAATAAGCTAGGATCATCAAACCCGTTTAAGTCTGATAATTGGCTAGGACGCTTATTTTTACTCGCTTTTTTCCCTCTTACTTCTGCTGCTGCATAATGCAAAATCTTCATTGCATCATTTCTACGAGCTGGATCTGTTGGAATAATCCATTCTGGATGACCGTCTTCACCTAAGTTATACCAACCATCAAAAACTTTTCCACCTGTAGCATATGCGTAATCACCAGCACGTTTAAAACCACCCCAACCATATCGTCTAACAATGTACTGCATTGCTGAGATACCTTGATGTACTGGATTATTATAATTAGTGTACCCTCGTTTAGCGTTAGCTCTAAAAGTTGAGCCGATAATTTGGAATAATCCTCTAGACGGGTCTCCTCTTTGAGCATTAATATCCCAATTATTCACTGCATTTGATTGATAGTTGCTTTCACGCTTTGCAACTCGCATCATCTGGTCATGAATCCACTTACCTTTATAACGTCCTCCTAAAATACTTTGCGCTTGTCGGATTACTCGGCTGGCATAAGTTGCACCACTTCCAGAAGTAGCATCACCGCCACCAATTGATAACCTACCTTTTTTCTTTGCATTTCTTAAATATGGTTCAGGGTCAAAATGGCGTCCGTTTCTCCTCATTTCAAAATGTAAGTGTGGTCCTGTACTAAATCCGGTATTACCAGTTAAACCAACAACATCGCCGGGCTTTACCATCGTGCCACTAGGTGGTGATTTGCTAAAGTTTTTCAAATGCGCAAATAGCATATCGATAACGCCACTAGTAATTTTTACATAGTTACCATAACCACCAGACATAAACGGCATTCTTGTAAGTCTACCACCCATAGGCGTTCTAACTTCTTGATATACAAATGGAAAATCGACACCTTCATGAAATGGTCTTCCAGTTGCAGCGGTATAAGCTGCGGTACGTCCATAATGATAATTAATTTTGTCAGGGTCTAATATTCCGCCGACTAAATCGCCACCGCCCATAGCTTCTAAATTTTCTTTTATCCAATCAGTAGCACTTTTCTTAATCTTAGACCATGCAGCTTTTGTTATGTCGCCTGCAATTCCCATTCCTTTAGTTAAAGAATTGAAATCAATTCCAAAAGCTTCAAGTATATAATTTAAAAGTTTTCCTGGATGTTCAATAAAATCTAAAACATCGCCAACTTTATCGCCAAGCCATTTGGTACCTTTACCTATTTGATCTTTTGTCCAGTTAAATGCTGATGATGCACCGGACTTAATATCTTTCCACATAGTACCTAAACTAAATCTTGGAAGAGTTCCGTTTAACATTGAATAAGTTTGTGCACCGTTATATACTTTTGAGCCTTTAGGTAAATAAGCAGTAGTATCTGTATTTGGTGTGATTACACGTTTACCATTAGGGAATTCAATCATTTCGTTTCTAAAACCATTTGGACCATTTCCGCGTCCCTTATCTCCAACTGTAGCGAATGTGTCACGTGCAATCTTACCGTTCTTAACTAATCTTGTAGTAGTATGTGTGTGCTCTGTACCAGTATGTAACTTAGGTATTTTATCCATGCCCAACTTACCACCGACCCAGTTTAAACCGTCGATTAATTTATTAAGTCCTTTTTTAATAGCATCTACCATACCGCCGATATGACTTTTAATTTTGCTGATAATACTTTGTAAGCCGTCACGCATATTTGTAAAAATTCCACGTACCTTACTCCATAAACGGCTAGCAATTCCTACCGTATTATCTTTAATGGAATTCCAAATATTTGACATCCAATTTCTTAAATTACTAAAAATTTCTTTCGTCGCATTCCATAAATTAGTAAATTTTGATTTGACGCCACTAAATAATGACTGCGCTTTTCCTATCGTATTCGTACGGATACTACTCCAAGTATTAGATAACCAATTTTTCATATTCGTGAAAATTGATTTGACACTATTAAATAAGAATCCAAAAATACTTTTTGTCGCATTCCAAATTGCTGATAAAGATTTACTGAATATACTTTTTATTACGTCCCAAATACCTGCTATTAATCCTTTTAGCAATCCGCCAAAGTACCTAACAACGCCAAGTATTTTGCCTACAAACCATAATTGAATTAAATTCCATATTAATTGAACGACTCCTTTAAGAATCATAACAATCGCATCCCAAACTCCTCGCCAATCTCCAGTAAATAAACTTGAGAAGAACTTAATTAAACCTAGTATGATATTTAAAGCTCCTTGTATCACACCTTTTATATTCTCCCAAGTACTGACAATTAAAGCTTTAACCGCCGGCCAAATAAATTGCATCACTTGCCAAATCGCGAACATGATTGGTTTAATTACAAAATTTATAATAAATTCAAATATAGCTTTGATAAAATTGCATATATTTTGAAGCGCTTGAACAATAGAAATTCCGTTTTCATTAAAGAATCCATTAATTTGACTCCAAATATCTTTAGCAAAATCAACTATTGCTGATATCGCTTGTTTAAAGATGTTTTTAACAGAATCAATGAAAGGTTGAATAAATTGAATAAAATTACTAAATGTTTGTTTAACACTTTCAATTGCACCATTAACAAAATTTCTGAAAGTTTCAGATTTCTTATAAGCAATTGTAAATGCGACTGCTAAGCCAGCCAAAACACCTAATACAATGCCAATTGGACCAGTTAAAGCCGTGAAGACAGTTCCTAATATAGGTACTTTAGTCGATAAAAAACTAATTAATCCATCAGCCTTTGCAATACCAGCTAATAGTGGGGCTAATACAGTTACTGCATTGCCAATTGTACTTATAAATGCGCCTAATCCAAAAACTACAGGACCAATTGCAGCAGCAATACCACCGAAAATAACAATTGATCTTTTAGAACCATCACTTAAATTGGAAAACCAATCAACCGCTATAGATAGCTTTTTGATTAATTCTTCCATTACTGGTGCAAACGCACTTTCAATAGAAGTCCATACATCAGCACCTACTAATTTTAATTTATTCATTGCTACTTTAAATCTTTCGGAGCCACTTTCAGAATCTTTAAACGTTTGATTTACTGTGCCTTGGGAATCTTCGATAGTTTTTAAAAATTCTTGATAACTAAAACGACCACCTTTAATAGCATCTGCTAAATCAGGACCTGCTTTTGCACCAAATGCTTCAATCGCTAAACTTGTTGCGCTAGCTATATCCGGCGTCTTTTCAATTTCTGCTAATGTCTTCTTAAATTCTTCTCTTGGATTTTTACCAGCTTTACCCCAATTGGATATAGCTTTTTTCAAACCACTGAAGGCTATTTCAGTATTAACACCTGATTTCTCCCATTGAGAGAATAAAGCGATTGATTCTTTCATCTCAAAGCCCATAGCCCTCATTGGAGCACCGTATTTAGTAATGCTATCAGCTAATGTATCAACACTTATACCGCTAGCCTGTGCTGCTTTCGCTACCATATCAAGTACACTTTGATACTCATCAGCTTCAATACCTGCATCACCCATTGCACGCGTAATTAATTGAACGGCTTGTACGCCTTCAGAACCTGTTATGTGACTAAATTTCAAGAATGACTCTGTGGCACTCTCAAGTTCTTTGCCAGTGAAACCTAACCTTGTGTTAACTTCCCCTAAAACACCGCCTACAGTCTCAGCATCTGCTGGAAAGTTGCCATAAACATCTTTAAATGAATTCTGCAACTTCTTAAGCTCTCCGCCGGTTGCTCCTGTTGCTTGGGTAACTGTATCTAAACCTTTATCAACTTCTGCAAAAGCTTTTCCTGATGCTGCTGCAATACCTAAAACAGGTGCGGTAACACCAATCATCATACCTTTACCAATAGATTTTAAACCATCACCCATTTTTGTTAATTTAGGTCCCATACTTTCAAAAATTTTACTGGTTTTCCCCCAGCCACTTTCTGCCATTCTTTGAGCTTCAACTTGGGCTTTTTTGAACTCTTCAAACTCAGCCGATGTTTTTTGCAATTCTCTTTCTAAATAATTCAGCTCATTTGCTTGTTTGTTATATTCTTGCCGTAATTTTTGAGCTTCTGCACTGTTTTCACCCTGTTCTTGAGATACCTTGTCATATTGCTTGGCTAAATCATCAACATTTTTCTTATAACCTATGATAGTTCCGTCAAGTTCTTTAATCCTTTGTTGGTAACTATCAGTTGATTTTTCGGTATATTTGAAGTTGTTGCCGGTTAACTTTAAGTCAGAATTTAAAGTTTTAAAGTTTCGTTTGATTTCTGCAAATGATCTATTTAAATTTGCTGCATCCAAATCCAAACCTATAGATAAACCTTTTATTCTTTCTCCCATTTTTTACCTCCTTTCTAAAAAAGTTCAAAAAAATAACCCTAACCAAACGGTTAAGGTTAAAATGCATCAATTAAAGCCTCTGCTTTTTCTTCAGAAATGTCATTGTTTTTATTTTGATATATGGAAAGTACATAATGAAATGGCATTTTTAAAACTTCGTTAGCGTCTTTACCATTTTCAATTAAGTCCATCATGAGAGTATCCATATTTTTCAACATTGCTTTATATGTTAAATCTTCAGGCTTTATTTCATGTTCTGGATAAAATTTCTAGTTTCCTCAGTTTGCTGACCTTGAGTAATGAAAATTACTTGTTCACGAAGTGCATTCATTCCATCAGGTGCATGCATACGTTCTTTTAAGTCTTTAACTGTGAATTGGTTATCGTAAATTTTTACAACCATATCCATCAATCTGTCAGCGATTTCTCTTGGTTTCATCGTGCTATTTTCGTCCTCAATATCATCGATTAAATCCATTGCTTCGTATACAATTTCAAATGAAATGAAGTGTGGTGTTAAGTACGTTTGTAATTTAATTTCATTTGCTTTCGGGTCTTCTACTAATTGAATAATGTTACGTTTTAATTTTGCCATTTTATAATACTCTCCTTATTTTCAAATAAAATAGAGGGGTTGCCCCCTCTTATGCTTCTACATTTATTGTTATAGTGTCACTCATATTACCAACTGTTGCTTTAACCGTAGCAATGCCTTGTGCTTCCGCAGTAACTTGACCATCTCTATTGATTGATACAATATTCGTTTGATCTGTTGTGTATTTCAATAACTTACTTTGATTAGATGGCTCTACTACAACATTTAAATCGTATGTGTCGCCAACTTTAAGTGTTTTAATGCTATCTGGTATATTAACCGACTTTACCGCAGTTTCCGATGAAGCCGGTTTCGTTACAAAGTTTCTTCGTTATCCTCTGTCACGTTTCCAGTATATTCTTCGCCTAAAATTTTCTTTAAGAAAGCCTCTTCGCCTTTTTCACCGTCGCCACCATGATTTGTCATGTTAGCTGAGTCAAAGATATATTTACGTACAGACTTTTTATTATCAACTAAAGGGAAAAGTGCCTCACCTTCAACCTCTTCACTTGAGAAATCCCAATCTTTCTCAGCCGTTTCTCCATCGATTTTAGGATTTGTAAACATAACTTTAGGTAATAAAACTGTTCTAAATGTACCGTCTCTACGCTCTTGTCTGAACCATACAGCTACGTAATTGTTTTGTTTACCTTGTTTCTCTTCGTAAACGCCATCTTCATCATAATCTTCATTAAAAACAATTTTGCGAATCTCTTTAGGGAACGCATGCATTTGTAATGAGATTTTACCTTCTCCGTCTGTATTCCCTGATTCAATTGGACCGCCATCAGCATAAGCTGTTTTTAGTTCTCCACCAGTTTCAACACCAATTTTTTGTAATCCTCTTGTTTTTGTAATATCACTATATTTTAATTCCGCGCCTTCTTTCGTTAATTTAGCGAAACCTAAACCAGTAATGTTAATATACGCCTTTGGCGCACTTGCATGTTTTACTGCCATTTAATTTTCCTCCTTATAAAAAATGCCCTCGTAAACGCGAGAGCTTCTATATGTTTTAAATTCTTCTATATATTCCGGTTTTCCATTTGAAACATTTCCCATTTTTAGTTCAGACCATAATAACTTTTGAATACGATTAGATATCTTATTTCTTATGATTCTCGCATTATATTCATCATTGTACTTAACAAAAACATCTATTTGGACAATATAACTATATGCACACTCATCTCCGTCAGTATAAGTTGTAGGTATTGGGTCGTCGATATCGTCAATAACAATAAAAGGTACATCAGTATCTTTTACATTAGGGTATTTATTGAACTTAATATTATTGATATTTACGTGCTCTCTAATAATTCTGTCTTGACTAATCACTTCATGAACTTTGTACAAAATATCAATCACAATTTTTTCAACTCCCTTTTTAGCGTCTCAAAATACTTATTTTGCCCTTGTCTTATTGCTCTATTAACACCGCCCATAGCTTTAGGTTTGATAAATTTACCTGTTCCTTTTTGAACGTGTCCATATTCAATTAAATGTACGATTTTATAACGGTCTTTAGAACCTCGCCAATGAACAGTAATTGTACGTTTTCCGTTTATCCATTCAGGTTTACTAAAACTTACCTCATTAATTAATGCTCCCGTATCTTTTGAGGGCTTTAGTTGTTTTTTTACTTCTTCAACAATTACCTTAGCACCAGCTATTAACGCCTTATCTTGAACTTTTACCATCTCTTTTATGCCAAAACGTTTTTCTAATTCTCTTTCTAATGCTTTATCACCTATCACTTTCACACTCATGAACTATATCCTCCACGAATCATAATAAAGTCTTTATTATCCAAATCTGGTGATACTTGCTTTATATTCAAACGATTTTTGAAATATCTTGATTCAATTTCAAGATAATGTTCTTCACTGGGTAAATAATCACCTTGCGGATCACGAATATACAATTTAATGTCATTTTGGGTTCCGTTTGAGATAGCTTGTTCTAATTCACGTAACCAGACACCATCAATACTCGCCCAACAGCTATATAATAATTTTTCTTCTTTTTCTCCAGCTTCTGGACCATTATTTTCAGTATACTTATAAAAATGAACACGAGTATTTAAACGTTTAGTTGTAATTCTAGGTTTTTTAAACACTTTCTTCATCTTCTGATACCTCCATTAGAGATAACGAAAAATCTATTATTTCAGGTCTGTAATTATCGTTGAAGTGTTCTAATAAATCTTGATAAGCATATCTAGCGCGTATAAGTATCAATTCTTGACCTATTAAATTCTCTAATTCAAAAACTCCGCACTGATTTTTTATACGCTCGTACGACATTTTTAACAACTGCTTTAAGTACTCATCCTCTGAATTATGGTCAATCTTTTCAAGTGATTTAAATTTGACAAGCAAATCATCAATCGTCATTGTCTTCACCATTCAATAAGTCGACGATTTCACTTTTAACCATTGAACTAGACGCTTTTTTTTGTAATGATTCGCATAGTTCTAATAATTCTTGTTTTGTCAGCTTATCTAAAGGTACGATATAAACTTTGTCGTACTTATTTTTGATTTGATTTGTCAACAATTCAACACGAGGATTGTTATACCCTTCAGCTGGATACAACTCCCCTACTTTGTACTTGTGTTGATTGTGCTCTATGTCTTTAAAAGCTCTAACAACTTTAAATTTCACCATTTTATCACCTCATAAAATTTTATAGTGTTTCTTCGGTACCTTCTAAAGCTGGCTTATGTCCTTTTAAATCTAATTTCCAAACAGCAGCAACTTTATTATCTTTCGCTTTGCCGTAAGCAAATTGTTTTGCAGTGTATAAATCCATATCATCTAACGCAAGTGTTTCTTTAAATTTCTGAACATTAATACCACCAGCTAAATAACCATCATATAAACCTTTAACGTACGTTAAAACCTTACCTGCTTCTTGGACTGTAGACTCGATAACATTCAAATTAAATGGTAAAGCAGTAACATATACGCCATTTGCATTTAAATGTGTATACTGTGCTTGAACCTCAAAAGCATCGGACGGATTAACAACCATTGTTACATTACCTTTAACCGCTACTGATTTACCTTTCTCGTTAGTTGAGTGGTATTTAAACACTTGCGTCAATTCATTAACTGTAGCGCGCGGATTAGCAAATGTAAGCGTACCTTGTTCTTCTTTCTCTGGATAAGCACCCTCAGTTACCGATACACCTTTTTGTACTTGACGGTTTAAGCCGATTGGTTGGTCTTTACCAGTACCTTTTAAGAACGCAGTTTCAAGCGCCACTGCAAATGCTTCTTCGATTTGAACACGAACAAATCTTTCAATCCACGCAGGACCAAAATCATTTAAATCTTTTGGTAAAACAACAAACGCTGTCAATTTATTTTGAATTGCTGTTTCTTCACTGAACGCAGCATCTAATTGACCTTTAATTTCACCATAGATTTTACCCCAAACGGCTACGCCAGAAGTTTCAGATTTTAAGAACTTCAAACGCAAACCAGCGTTTTTAATACCTAAATCAGCTAATAACGGATGATTCGTCGTCAAATCTTCAAAAATTCTATCAATTGTTTCTTCTGGCAAAAGTTTTTCTTCTTTATAGTTAACGTTTTTATTGATATCCATGAAGAAACTTCTTTGGTTTGCACTCAAAGATTGTGCTGATTTAGGTAAACTAGAAACTCTTTCAGCTTCTGCTTTTGCTTGTAATTTAGTTTCTTCAAATAGTTGGTTAATCATGTCACCGTACAATTCATTTTGTCTTTCTTGCGGTTCACCGTTGTTTACTGCATTAATAAATTCGTTTTTCGCATTTGCGAATGTTTCCGATAAATTTATAGTCATTTTATGACCTCCTATTTTTTGTATTAAAAAAGGAATCTTGAAAATCCATTTGCTGATACTTTACTATCTGCAACATCGATTTCTGATTCCTTTTCTTTCATATTTATTTTTTCAATTACTTTATTTGCTATTGCGTCAATATCAATGTTAACCTCTGGCGTTTTACTTACCAAAGCTGTTACACGATTTAATACATCTTTCGATAACACTTGTGTATTGCTTGCTACAATTTGCATATTGTCGTTTTCAAACATTTTACTATCCGCAAAACCTTGTTCAATGGCTTCATCAGCATTTAGCCACGTTTCCCTAGCCATCATTTCTACAAGTTCTTGTTTGTTTTTACCAGCTCTAACCGCATATGCCTCAGCCATTATTTGACCAACATGTTCTAATGTTTCTGCAGCATGATTTAGATCTTTCGCTTCTCCTTGCGCAATACTTGAAGGATTGTGAATCATCATTCTAGCAACCGGACTCATTTCGATGTGGTCACCAGCCATTGCGATAAGCGATGCCGCACTTGCTGCTATTGCTGTGATACGAACATTCACTTTGCCTTTATGAGCTCTTAAATGTGTATATATTTCACTACCAGCTACTAGGTTACCACCATTTGAGTTAATTATAATATCAACATCTTCATCACTAAATTCTAGTTGTGTTAAAACATCTTTAGGACAAGTCGAATCCATACCAAGCATTTCGTAAACCCATTTATCTTCGTTGGAAACGATGACGCCTTTAATCTCCGCTTTCATCTTCATCACCACCTTTCAAAGTGTTTTCATCTTTTTCTTTTTCATCATTTTCACCACTGTTAGCTTTTTCGTAGTTTTTAGTAATCAGGTATTCGTCTAATTCAGGATTGTCTGATGGTTCTTCACCTAACATAATCCGCACCTCATTCCTTGTAAATGAACCAGAACTTACAAGTTTGTCAATTGCTTCAGCATATTGAAGTGGGTCTTTTTTATTCACACCGACAATTTCTATTCTTGTATCTTTCAAATACATGCTTTGTGTTATGAGTTTCGCGTTTAATTCGTTCTGAATCTTTTTTAATAAAGGTGTTAAACAGAACTTCTCAAATACAAGCGTGTTTTTTTCCAAATCAGCTGTTTCTCCGTAAATCAAACCTGGAGGTATACCAATCATCAACGCAACATTTTTTATTGCATCTCTCATTAGCTCACTCAATTCAGAAAAAGGCATGTTACTATTCTTACCACCATTAGATAATTCCTCATAATCAAAACCTTCTATCAAAGGCGCGATTGCTAGTTGATTTTTATTAAAAGTATTGAATAATTTATTTGTGAACGCTTGTAATTTTTCTATATTCTTTTCGTCATATGCGCTAGAGGCAGATTTCAAAATCCCTCTTATTTGATAGTTTTTTAATTGTGCACCTATCATTCTTCCGAATATTTTCCCGTAATCTTCGAATAGACTTTCTACAAAGTGTGTCACTTTATTGTTGTTGTACTTTAAATATATGACCTCTTGCATTGTGAAAGTACGTTGATAAGTATAATCTTTAACCGTTACATCTTTGAATATATCATCATACAAAGCGTACTCTTCTCTGTAAAAGCTATCTGCGATAAGTAATTCTTTGCTGTCACTTACTACGATTAAAACCTCGTTATCATAAATTAGTTTATATATAACTTGTTGCCAAAAACTATCGCTTGATAAGTCAGTATTTGGTTTTATATTTAACTTGTAGTAAACATCATTCTTTTGAATTCTATTACCTTCCAATACTTTAAAATGACTTTGAGCGACAGCTCGCGCAACAAATTCAATACAACTATCAATCGCTAAACGTTTCACATACGCTTGTTGTGATAGATCTTCTATCATATCTAAATCAAGCATATATGTTATATCTTTCCTAGTTTTAAATATCTTTTCTAGAATACTCATGTCTCACCTCCTCTATTAGAAATCTATACTCATTAATGCATCAAGCGCTTTAGACATGTCTTTGTCTACTATATCGTCTGCTCTATATAATGCGTGAACAAAAGCCATGAACCCATCGGTTTTTCTTCTATTTTCATCTTTTTTAATATATTCTTTATTACCATCGGGTTTAACCTTTACTGCAACATTATTAGTAAACCAACGCATCAAAGGATTGTCTCCATATATTACGTTATGTTTCGCAAACATTGTATCGATACGTGGTGCAAGTAATCCATGTATTGCTTTTGGATTTCTAAGTACTTCAAGTTTTATGCCAGCATCCTCAAACGCACGTCTTACAATATCAGTTCTATAATTATCAGCTATGACTTTTTCAAGCCCATATTTTTCTCTAGCCTTTAAAAACCAATCAACTATATATTCAATTTCAATGACATCATCATCGACAATGGTCAATAATCCCATTTTTTCCCATTCTTTAATAGGAGGTTCTAATTTGACATCATCCAAAAACCCTTGTCTTACAAACGAATGTCCTAACCAAATGTAATCATCGTTTTTTCGGAATAATAGCCCTACACTTGCAAAATCTCGAATGTTTGCAAAGTCTAAACCACCAATACACATTTGATTATCTAAATTTGGTATCTCTCTATTAGTCGCTAGTATTTCTTTCCATGGTGCTATTACTTTTTCAAGGTCAACTTCAGGCAAATTCATTCGCTTAGTCATGAATTCGGGCTTATTTGAACGGTTGAATGGTAAATCGTTATATTCTTCTTCAATCGTACTTAGCAGTGTTTTAGCGTATTCTGATAACGGTTTATGTAACATTGGGTTCGCCTTTTCCCACGTCTGTCTGTCATCAACTTCTTTTGGATCGTCTAACTTACAATAAAAAGCAAACAATCTACTATTTTTAACCTTGCCACTTAATACACTTGCAATTTTGTGCTTCATTGCATCGATATAACCCTCTCTAACAAAACCATCAGTACTTATATAAAACGTTCTTCTATTTTTCTTTTTACCTAATCCACCACGTTTGACGTTTACCATTTCAGGACCAAAGAAATAATGAATTTCATCAAAAATAACACACCCCTCACGTCCACCGTCTTTGGTTTTTGTGTTTGATGTGTTATATCGAATAACCGATTTAGTTGCACGGTTTATTATTTTTGCTTTACTAACTTCATAAGGAGCTTTTGGCGTTTTACCCGTCTTATTTCGTTTGTTATCCATTAAAACGGTTCTGATTTCATCAAACGATGTTTTTGCTTGATCTTCACTATTAGCAACAATGGAGATGTGATATTCTTTAACTCCGTGTAAGGGCGTAGAAAGAAAATCACTAATAGCACTTATTAGACCGTTTTTCCCGCCTCCACGTCCCATGAAAATAGCAAATTCTGTAAAGAAAGCTTCATCTGTATTTTTATCTATAAGAAATATATTAGCTATGATAAACCTTTGAAATGGTAATGTTGGAAAATACCATTTTTCAATAAATTTGATACAATCCTCGATTTTCTGTTCATCAAAATATACATCATCTCGTGAATATATATGTTTTTGTAGATAATTAAAGAGATCAATTCTTTCTTTATTTAAAATTATCTTTCCTTGTTTCCACAAATTTATATATTCATCAACGTATTTATTACTAATCATAGGTAATCATCAGATGGCGTTTCTGTGTCTTCTTTCTCTTCGGGCAATAAATCCGATAATTGTTTGATTATTTTTTGATATGCAGCATCTCTAGCATTAAATAGTTTGGCTACTGGTCTTTCCCTTTCATATGGTGGCGCCTTTTCAGATTGAGTAAATAAATCATAGTCACCTTTTTCTTTTATGTCTTCCCACATGTAATCAAGCATTACACGTAGCCTTGCTGCTTGAATAATTAAACCATCAACTACTTTTAATTTATTGCTAGGTATGTCTTTATATAATACTTGCAGCCTTTCTTTTTCTTTAAGCACTAAGTTTTCATCAACTATAATCTCCATTTCATCACCTGCCTTAAAATGGTTATAAGAGGGGGGGTTATACATGGATTTTTAAAATTATCGCGAAGTCGAGCCCCTGCCCGTTCCCCAAGCGTTTTGATCACTTTCGATTTTTTTGACCCGGGGGTATTTACCATTTTTCATCTTTCCATTTATTTTCTTTTTTTATAAATCTCTTTTCTTTTTTGTTGTGACATTTAATACACAGTGTTTCTAAATTGTTTAAGTCATGAGCAAACTCCGGATGATGTTCTAGCGATAATATATGATCTACATCCAACGACTTACGCTTGCTTTTGTCATATGTCGTTAACTTGCCGTCTCGCTTACATTGTTGACATTCATAATTATCTCTTTCTAGCACTCTTTTTCTTGTTGTTTGCCATTCTTTAGACTTATAGAATCGTATACGTTCGTCTTTAGTCATCATAATGTTTCACCTTATATAACTTAAGTAGTATCAAGACGCATCTATACTTGATGTGTAGTAATGTATTTACAATTAGTTTGAACATGTTCATACCTCATAAATAAAAAGACACATCACATAGTGATGCGCCTCTTGTTCATGCGTTGTATTAGCATTTAATAACTTTAAATATTAATCTGATACTAACATAATAAACTGTTTTAATGCGGACTTACATAGGGTGAAAGTCCGCTACACATAACCAATATACTTCGCTAACTTATCGATCAGTGCATTTCTTCTACGCAATATACTTGTCTTACTTGTACCAAAGTAATGCGCGATATCTTCCCACTCATAACAACCAATAGGACAATCCCAATATCTAAACCTTAATAACTCAAGCGTATCCTCATCGCTCTCATCTATCAGTCTATCTACACCATTAACTATATTTCTTAATGTATTGTATCTGTTATCACTAAACTTCTTTATTGCACATCGTTCAATCGGATTACCTGGCAAATTACTTTTGCTAGCTCCTGCATTATCTGGTTCATGACTTTCAAGTAATTCATATTCTCGCATCTTCAACTCTCTTCGATAGTTATCGATGTGCTGAATGTATTCTTCAAGCTTTTTGATATCATGTTTCTCAATCTTTATCATTCAATGCAATACCTCCGATAATATAAATTACTTTTTAATATCGTTATTCATTCGCTTCAATTCAATCCTGTATTCTTCTAACCCGTTGTATCCTTTAGTTTTAATTACTTCATCAAGTAGATAATCATTCATATATCTGAGTGCTTGTATCTCTCTTGCACGATCACTATTAATACTGATACAAACTAATAGCAATATAGCAAATACAATAGTCATAGTAATCCACATCACTCACTTACCTCCGCTCGAAAGACGTAATCACTCGGCGCCTCTACATCATCATTAGCCGTCATCATAATATATACTTGCTCAGTTACATACTTACCTAGCTCATACATCGCTAGTAAGAATAATAGTCTTAGTATTTGTTTAATCATTTCCCACACTCCCTTATATTTTCAAACAACTGACCTAATTTAATAACTGCATCTCTTTTAACTTGCGCCTCGTACTTCTCTTTCGCTTCTTCTTTACTCTCTGCCTCAACAACTATAAACCTTTGATTGCTCTTAGCTCGAGTTATGTGTGTATGCTTGCGTCCTGTTGAATCTTTGAATGTCGTGACTAAGTATTGTGTCACTTCCCCAAAACCTCCTTGACTCGATATAAGATGTCTTTACACGTATCCTTTTCCTGCGTCTGCTGTTCCATCTTGTCTTTCGTGGTTCCTTTTCATTTTCTTTTTGTATGCGTCAATGAGTTGGTCGATAGTATATAAGTTGTAAGCTATGTCTATCGCTATCACAATTGCCAATTGGTCGGGATAAAATTCTTTGAATATTATCTGTGGTGTACTAACAACTGCGCCTTGAGCAAATTCTTTATCTTTAAAATTAAACATTTTGTGAAATTCTGTATCTTTAAAACTTGATTCAATCGCTTCTTTTATCTCTTCTGATGACACTCCTACTTGATTCGCAATACTCAAACCAAACGCCAACATATCCGCCAACTCATCTAACTGAACATCTAACGGCTTACCTGGTTTCTTCTTCCAGTTCTTAAACGTTTCCAATGTATTAAACCATTCAAAGAATTCAACTACATATGCAATTTTGCTATCTCCTAAGTTTAGCGTCGGTATTCTATCGTCGAACTCCTTTTGTATTTGTAATAACTCTTGTAACTGATCGATTGTTAATGTGTTATTCATTATCGTTGTCCTCCATTTGATCTAAAAATTCGTAGAACTCATTTGTTCCGTCTAGTTTGTCCATTCGGCACAATATAACACTTAAGTTGATTTCAGCTCTTCTATATATAGCTACTTCCTTGTTCGCTCTGCTCTCAATCTGTAGTTCGCTAAGTCTAAAACGGTAAAATTCGTATCTTCCAAACAATTCATTTTTAAGCGTGCGCCACATGTTCTCCAACTCTTTGTTGCGTTTTTCTAGTTTATCGATATTTTCAGAAAGTTTTTTGTTTTCTTCTCTATAGTAAAACGCCTTTGTTCTAAAATAATGTATTGCACTTTCTTCGCCAGTAATAGAGTTTACTCTCTCTACTCCATATTTTTTAAAGTAACTTAACAATTCCTCTCTAGTAGGTCGTGTCATTGTATCCCCTCCGGAATATTTAATAATCTTCTGGCATAACTATATGCGCCATCACTATTTAATCCGTTACCAAAGCATGTATACATGTATTCGTAATCCTTTTTTGTTAAATGTTTGCCAATATAAAGTTCGAAACCTGTTTGTAAAAAAACCTGTGTTCTTTCAGGAGACATATTTTCAATACAAGATCTGCTAACCCAATGAATAAATTTAACAACTAAATCTAATTTGTTAGCGCAATCTTTTAGTGAAAAGAAAATATTTGATTCGCTATCGAGGATAAGCTCTTTATTTTCATTGATAAAACTGAATTTAAAGCAATTCATCATTTCGAACACTTCATAAATCAGATTATCTATCTCATCAAATGCTTTTGCTTTTCTCTTAACTTCCGCTATATCCCCAATAAGCTCATCTCGTTGCTTCTTGTACTCATCACGTTGTTTTCTCATCTTCTTCAACCTAGCGTCCATTACACCTAGTTGGAACCCTGTTTCATAGTTCATTCTGTTACCTCCAATAAATGTGATGATTCAAATATGTTGCCTTTAACCTCACAGTCATATCTAAGGAAGGATTTTATGTCTATATACTCAAAGTAATCATTTTCGGAGACTGCGCCCTCAAACATAAAATCTTTTAATTGAATACCATTTACAACATCAATAGATATTACTGCTCTATTAATTGTTCCTATTACAGATTCATCGTCTGGCATCTCTAATATTTCATCTTCAAACTCAACTATATCTCCCGCATATATTTCGTTGTTGTTTTTGTCTTTAAGTCCTGTACTTTGCATAAGTTCTACATCTTTAAAATCTCTTGCATGTATTAAAGCTTCTGCTTCCGCGTAGTTTTCATAGTGAACTTCAGTCTCAATGAAGTCGAATCCTACAACATCGTGTATTCTTCCTGTATATTTGTCCCACACTCGATATTTCGGCATCATACTACTACCTCCACTTTTTCGACCTCTATGCTTGCAGTTTTAATTCTCATCATTTTCATCTCCTCTAAAATAAAGTTAGTTGCTTCTGTTCCTCGTATTCCAAACCATGTTGCTTTATATATATTTCGAGCTCTTCAGCAGTATCAAATGTCTTTTTAACGCTTTGCCAACCTGGCACGATATGCCCATGAAAGTAATAAGTGCCGTTTACTACATGAATATGTGCCACTCGTTCGTTATCCTGATACAGATATCTCTTAAATCCAAAGAATTGATTTAGGTATTCTTTGCGTGCGCTATCGGTTTTAGGCATTTATACTTCCTGCCATTTCTTAAACATTTGGTTATAAGTAGTATCAAACCAGTACGGATCACGTGAATGTTTTTGAGCCACATTAAATAAATGTGGCTTCTTTCTTCTTAGCTCTGCCTCTTTCTTTCGCTGTCTTTCCAATTTACGTTCGAGTCTAGCTTGTTCCAGTCTTTCTATTGTTTTCTTTTCTCTGTACTCACTTAAACGCATGCCTTCTGGTGCGTCCATTGCTTCATGTAGTTCCCAACCGTCTTTTACTCTTTTAGAAACCATTCCGGGTGTTATACCGTGACTTTCAATTAATTCCATTTCAAATTTACTGAACCTATAAGGTTTATCGTGTATCCTTACAATTCTTGCTGTTTTCGCCATTTATTCCACCTCTACATTTACATTTCTAATTTTTAAATTGTCATACTCTAGTATTTCGTTAGGATTGTTATATAAGTAATCTGCCAGCGTTTCTTTTTCTTTATCCACATCACCAAAATGCTTATATTCAACTTCTGTAGGTATTCTTATATCAATCGTTGCGTTTATATATGCTTGTTGTTGCATTAGATCACTTCATTTCTCTTTTGCGTTCTCGTCTTGCTTTAATTAATTCCTCGTAAGTAATCCATGTTTTGCCTGTGTACTTAGGTGCTTTACATATCCAATTGAGTTTTATGTTTCTGTATTTATGTCTGAAAATCTTAGCTTTAAGTTTTGCTACTTCGGTTGGCATACCTTTAATGTCGATAACTTCAATCAGTTTGTCATCGAGATATAACGCGAAGTCTGCAATATATTCAATCTTTCGTTGTTTATCTAGTTTTGGTAATAATTCGAATTTCGGTTGTATTTCGATATGATCATAATTAGTGCCATTCATATTACTTTCTAAATATTGGTAATATTCACACTCTACTTTGCTATCAAATACAATTCCTTTGTACTCAACTTTCTTAGCATTGTATTTACTCATTGCGCCACCTCTAAATATCAAATATCGTTGCTTGTAAACCTAGCTCTTGCTCATATAGAAGTCCGTGAGCGCCTTTAAATCGTTTTAGGTCACTATCAGTCATAATTTTCTTTTCGTCGCTGAAATGGGCTCCTGTGAGCGAATAAACTTCATTCTCGTTATCTTCATGTTTGATGACCTTAATATCTTCCGTGCCATCTTCTCGGTATAAGTAATATTTTTCTTTCGGCATTTTTAACACTCCTTAATATTCGACGATTGCGGGTCTTTCTTCTTTTTCTTTCAACTTATCATCAATAAGTTTTTTAAGTTTCTCTTGGTCTCCGTTTGCAAAATCAATCATCTTTTGAGCATATACATCTCTACAATGTAATATTTCTTTTATATTTTGTTTTGTGATTACCACGCATCTCGCTCCCTGAAATCGTCTCCGATTACTCTTACTTTTCTTGCTCTTTTTTTCATTCTCGAATTTATACGTTGCCAGTTCATATTTTGATTTAGTTCTTTATCACTAAAGTTAGTTGTAAAGATGTTGTTTTTACCTACTCTGTTATCAACAATGCTGAAAAGTTTATTTATAGTGTGTTCTGTGTTTTCTACACCCATATCATCTAGTACAAGTAAATCAATCTCACTAAGTAATTTGACTAGTTCGTCTGTAGTCTCTACTGCATTTTTGTTGTATGTCGCTTTGATACGATCCATCAACATTGGTATATGCATAAAAGCAACTGTATGCCCTTTAGCTTTAACTGCTTTTGCGATAGCGTATGCTAGGTGGCTTTTACCAGTTCCATATGAACCTTGCAATATTAATGATTTTGGTTCTTTTGTAGAGAAGCCTTGTACGTACTCTATTGCTGTTTGCTTAGCTTGTACTTGTTTTTCATTTTGTGGCTTGTAGTTTTTGACTGTTGCATCTCTTAAAGACGGATTAACGTTTGATTGATTGAATATGTTGTTTATCTTCCGTTGCTTGTTTCGCTTATATTCCTCATAGATTTCACATTTGCAACCGTCTTTATACTCGTAACCATTCGGGTGTTTTTTAGTAGGAGCAAACTTATATAAGTCGTATTCACTTCCACATCTCTCACATTTCAATCCTTTTTCGACATGAGTAGGTTGATATTTTTTCAAGCTTTCGTTTATCTTTTCGCTGAATAGTGGTTTCATAATATCCCCCTAATCCCAATAACTTTCGTCGTACTTCATGCGTTCCAATTGATCTATGCCAGTTGGTTGCGCTTTTTGATTGAGGTACCCCTCAAATTTATTGCCAAAAAGTGTTTCTGGTCTAAGGTATTTATCGCTATCCGTGTTTAGCCACTCAGCTGTTTTGATATCAATCACCTTTTTAAAATCCTCCAACCTAAAATCTTGATTCCATCTTGCTTTAATAAAATCTTTTGATTTAGCTGTATTGTGTTTAAAATGCTTTCCTGTTTTTTTGTTTAAGTATTCGATAATTTCTTTATAGGGAATGGAATACACAGTCGGGTTGCCCGACAATATACTTCCATCATTATTAGTATTGTTATTATTAGTTAAATCATTATTAGTACTATTATTATTAGTAGTACGCCCTTTTCGGTTTTCCGTTTTTCCGTTTTCCGAAAACCCGTTTGCCGATAATCCGTTTTCCGAAAATGGCATTTCGGTTGGTTTTTCGTAAACTAAGTATTCAAAACCTTTAAACACACCGTTTTCAGCTCTTTTTTGTATTCTGTGAACATATTTATTATCCATAAGTTCTTGAACGCCACTATTGATTGATTTTTGTCCATCATTCATATGTTTAACTACTTCTGACGTGTATATTTGCCAATTGTCAGGACGACTTAGGAAATACAATAATATCCCTTTAGCTTTAGCACTTAAATTACTATCGAACACAAAAGATTTATGCACAGTTACAAAATCGCCACTTTCTTTTATCGTTCTAAATGTTGCCATTTCGTTATCTCCTTTCTGGTATAATTTTATTATCGCTATTGCGTTAGATTGGGGGTGAATAATTATGGATCCTATTTTAGGTAAAGGTATTGATAAAATTATTGAAGGCGCATCAAAAGGGCCTGTAGAAACATTCTCTAAAACTTGGGAACTTGTCTTTGGGAAATTCCACCTTTATGTGGATAAAGTTATTTATCAAAGAGAAGTAGAATTTGAAAAATTCAAAGAACAATTTAAAAAAGAAATATCTTCTGTACCTGAAAATAATTTACAAGAACCACAATTTTCTCTTCTAGGTCCTGCTCTAGAAGCTTCAAAGTTTTACATTAGTGAAAAAACTTTAAGTAATATGTTCGCAAAACTAATAGCATCATCTATGGATGACAGAAAAAACTCATTAACCCACCATTCATTTGTTGAAATAATTAAACAATTATCCCCAAATGATGCTATTCTTTTAAAACATTTAAAGAATCACGAAGTACATCCTGCCGTTAAATATAGAGCGGTTTTAAACCCAAAGAATGACGGTATGAATATATCGGACACGTTAATAAAAGACTCTCCGTTAGATATAGAATCAACCGAAATTTCAATTAATAACCTAGTAAGGTTAGGGGTTTTAAATGAAACTTTTGACATGTCTTACTTAACAAAAAAAGGAATTTATAATAAGTTTTATGCTCCTCAGTTTTTAAATCACTTTAATAAGATTATAGAAAAACAAAGATTTGTTTCGGGATTAGAATTTGTTAAAAGAATGTTAAAGTCAGGACACAACCTAGAAACAATAAGTAAACTTTCTGGCATTGAATTTGAAGTATTAAAGTTACATTACAGCCCCTGGGTAATAGACATCAAAAAAGGCTCAATTAGTTTGTCCGCCTATGGTAAAGCTTTTGTAAAAACCTGTATTAACTAAACGGAGATTTTAAAATTTTCTCCACTTTTACAGCATGCATAGCATTTCTAATCTCTTCCGCCAAGATGACGATTAGGAGTGCTATTTTTATTATTCTTAGTCTATTCATTCCTTTTTCTCTCCTTTCAACATTTTATTGAGCCTCTCATCAACTTTTATCCACGAGTCATGCAAGTGGTATTTATCATTAAACGACTTAACGCCAATCGCATGTTGCTCGTTATGATGTTCGCGACATAACGCTAATACATGTTTGTCATAGTGATTCATCTTATTTCTGTTCATGCCTCTACCGACTGCTTCATAATGCGCTAGGTCTGCGTGAGGCTTTCCACAAATTACACAGTTGCGGTTGATTGTATCCCAATACAATAGTGCTTTATCTTCACTTAACAACTTGCTTGTTTCTATGCTCATAGGTATTTGATGATGAAACATAAACGCTATAATCAGTTCTATTAACTCCCTTGCAACTTTCATAGAACAGTCGCGCAGACTGATTTCTTCATAACCTTTCATAATTTCCAATTCTGTTTGTAATAATTTTCTAGTTGATTCCACCGGTTCTCCCCAGTGAAGTTCTATATCTCTACACATTGCGAATATTTTTTTGCGTTGTTCTATAGATAGTTTTTTATTATCCGGAACCTCTACTTCTGCTTTTAGTGGATATCCGTTTTCTAGTAAGTCAATGTGACTTTGTTCAAGTTCAACACCAGTAGCAACGACGGAATAAGTACCGTCATTGTCTTTCTGGTATCTTGTAATGTATTGCATTTAAACCACGTCCTAGAACGGTAAATCATCATCATTGATTTCTATTGGTCCATTAGCATTAGCGAATGGGTTTGATTGCTGACTCATTGGCGTCTGCTTCCCATTTGCTTGTTGTTCTTTTTGTTTCATCTCATCAGTTTTAGGTTCTGGTTTATTAACTACTTCATCGTCTTTATTCCAAACTTTTACATATGAGAGTCTTACAAAATACTTGCCTTGTTCCTCGTTAAATTTATTTTTAAGTACAATAGTTCCGATTTTGTTAATTAATTGATCTGTGTCAAAAGTTAAATCTGGTAAGTTCAATTTAATTCCTAATCTACTAAGTAACTCGATATATTGTTTTTCTTGATAATCTTGTTGTAATGGTGGGACGAATTGGTTGTGTTTGTATTGTTTACCTTCGTTGTTTTCAAAAACAATCGTGAAGTATCTGTTTTCTCTGTCGTTAAACTCGACATTTGCAACTTTTACTGTAAATTCTCCAGCTCCTAAAAAGTCCCCACCTTTCATGAATGCCTCTTGATTAGTTTCTTGAATGTATTGTGTTCTACCAGTGATTTTCATAATTTTTATACCGTCCTTTTAATTAATTTTTAATTACCATTTCTAATTGCTTGTACAACATCGTTAATACTTGGATTAATGAAACGTTTGTTGTTAATTTTGATGTTGCTTGAGTGTCTTATCTTTGTCTCGAATAAATTTGATGGTTCAGCGTTAAGTACATATTGATAAGTTTTTTCGCCGTCTTGCTCATGTTCTTCTATTGTCATTCTTGCTAACACGTCAGATTGACTGATGACTGCTTTTTTTATTTGGTCTTGTGCCTCTATCGTGATTGTTGGATTGATAGTACTTCCCTCATCATCTTTGTCTTTGTTAATGCCCTCGTGTCCGCTTATAGCAAGATGAAATTGATAATGTTCTTGTAATTTAGAAATATAACGATAAATACTTACAATGCGTGTAGCACACTCGCCCCAATCATTAAATGTCGGTTTCTTTGATTTACCGTCCATGATGTCGTCCATAGTGATATCACGTAACTTTTGGATTGTTTCAATCACTACAACATCAATTTGTTTTCCGTTTTCTCTTAGTTGTTCAATAATTTTAGGCAGCATTTTAATCACTGCACTAAAATGCTTATAATTCTTAATCTGCACAACTGCCCCATCTTCTGTTACCGTTGTTCCGTCCTCATTTATATCTAGTACTAAGGCATTGTTATCTTTTGTTAAAAACGTAGTTTTACCAGTACCGAACTTGCCGTATATCGCAAATTTATAAAACTTGTTTGCATTTTGTTTGCTGATGTCTTTTACACCTAGTTGCGTTAAAATATCGACATCTTGATTAGTTTGTTCAGTCATGTTCTACCTCCTCGTACTCAATTGTTTCTGTCACTGTTTTCTTGATTGCTTTGTGATAATCCATATTGATACTCGCTTCTTCCATACCGTTAAACTCCCTAGCTCTATTTTTATTTGTGGAGTAACTAATATCTGAATTGTTATCAGTTGGTTTGTTAGTTATATAAATTGGCATATCCCTATGACGAATGATATAAGTTACAGTCTGCTTCATAGCGACCTCCTACCATTTCATGACTAAGTTAATTAGTCTGTCCTGTTCATCTGTGTTCTCTTCAATCCATTCATAAATAGATTGATTTAATATGTCTAATGCTGTGTATAGATCATTCTCATCTGTTATATTTATACCGTCGATAAATCTATCTTCTAAATCTAAGACATTCACTAGAATGCTGTAATCTTGTTTCTTAACTGCTAATTTAAAATCGAATCCGTCTACATTAATTACTTTTTGACATACATCGCCAATTTTGTAGTACATTGTTGACACTTCCTTTATTTCGTTTTATATTGAATATGCATTAATTTTCTAATTGTTTAGACTGTTACTCATTGCCGTGAGTAACAGTTTTTTTATTCTTCATAAAAGTATTCCTTATAAAATATGAATGTTGCGATACTTGCGAATCCCGCAATCGACCATGCAGTAGTGAAGTATAGAAACGGCATAAGTACAATTGCTAAGACTGTAAAGCACAGTACTGCTACTAGGTAGCTTTTATAAATGTTGCTCATTTTATTCTCTCCTTATATATTTCATTGAAATGCTCATCGACGAATTTATTCATCTTTCTTGCGTTAAATCTCCAGCGATTAAAATTCTCATCAGGGTAATGCACAATTCCTTGCGCTCTTAGTTCTTTTTCAAATCTAGGATGAAATAGTAATCTGTCCTTGATAGTCTCATCAGATGCAATTTTTAATTTCTTCTTTAAGTCACTCATGTTCCATACAGGGTCTAATGAATAACCAATTAGCTCATCATATTCATCTTTTGTGATAAGTACATGTGTTTCAGGTATTGGAACTGTTACGTTTAAAATATGTGGCATTTCTATCTTTCCTTTCGTGTATAATGTTGTTATCTCCTAGTGAAAGGAGGTGATATTGGTGTATATTGATCCTTTAAAAAATGTTCGTTTTTCTATTAATAACGTAATTAGTAATGTTGAAATTTCTAAAAGTATGGCAATTAAACAATCTTTAAAACCTAAGTACCAATTAGATATAATTAATAGAAACAACATAAATTTATTTTCTGACTTCAAAGTAGACTTTCATCTAAACAACTTAATTGAAATGAATTTTAATTTGCGTAATTCTTTTTCATCTCTAACATTTCAAAGAAATTTATTTTCTGAAGAAACGATAAAATCTTTTAAGGAACTCTATAGGTTTGATGATGAGATTGTACTTCAAGCACAACAGACCATTAGAGATTTTTATATCAATCCAACTGCTATCTCTACTTTGGCTGAAGCCATCAATTCGACCTATCCAATAAATGAGCAAAGTACCTACAAGAGACACGATGAATTTGTCAAACGTATCGAAAATGATTTTCCACATCCTTTCAAAAAGTTAATAAGATGGTCTAATGGCATTGCAGCAGGTGCTGACATTCAAATCTTTGTAACAAACTATATAAACGAGAACGATTTACATATTCAAAATTCATTGATAGTTGCTATAGTTTGTTTATTAAGTTTTTTATCGACCTATTGTTCACATTCTAAAAAGTAATAATAAGGCCTAATTTAGTTAACCTTCTTTAACAACTCTGCAACTGCTCGCAACAATTCAGGGTTGTTACTTCTTTCTAAACAGTAACTAGCATGCTTTAGTAATTTGAGTTTTAATTTATTTTTTTCTTTCGCGATTCTAAATTTTTGTAACATTTGTTATGCCTCCTTTGCATTTCCAAAAATTTAATCTAACTTAAATTCTTTTCCATCTATTAATCCATAAAAGTTATTTTTTAAATGCGGATGTCTTTCAAGCGTCATTTCAATAAAACGCGGGTCTATCATTAAGTCGTAGCCATCGTTGTATTGAATATTAACGGGTCGTCTATTACCTTCTTCGTCATAGTAGTAATAGATGACTTTTTTGTTTTGAGCTTGCAATTAAACCTGCTCCTTTCGTGTATAATGTTGTTATCTCCTAGTGAAAGGAGGTGAGGAATCTATATAAAACCTGTTATCATAGAATCGCGGACAGAACACCGAAAATCAGAGCCACAAGTGACAGAGTTAACATCAGTAAATAAGGTAAGTGCTCTTTCCAACCCCAAGGATGGTTTTTTAAAGAAGTTTTTATATCATTTAAAATCTTAAACATTTGAAATCCTCCTTTTTCGTCACTCTTTAATTGGAGTGGCGTTGATTTTTTTGTCTAACTTTTTCAATGCTAATTTGTAAATAACTGAAGCATGTTCGGTTTTAAAATGAGATTCAGCAATAATTTTCAATGTTTCTAATTTATTTCTTGCATCACCGTATGTGGTACTTTCTGATAGAACACCTTCTAAAATTTGTTGAACTCGATAATCTAAAAGTTTTAAGTCTTTATTGATGCATTGTTCGACACACTCTTCTTTGGTTAATGTGATTTGTTCCATAGTGTTCTCCTATTAAGATGTTTGGTTTTCTTTAAATGCTAAAATAATTGATTTCTTTTTATCATTCGTAAATACGAAATTTTCGTATTCATTACCTAAAAAAATATCATCATATTTAACATTAAAAGCACTCATATACTTAGAAAGTAAACTATCTTTAATGTTTGTAGAGTCTTTTTCCATATTTTGAATTGTACGTGATGAGACCTTAAATAAATCTCCTAACTCTTTTTGAGTCAATCCGTAATCAGTCCTCAACTCTTTTAATGTTTTCATGTTGTCACCGCCTTTCGTAAACCTAATATAATACGAAATTTTCGTATTGTCAACATTAAATACGTTTTTTTCGTAAAAAACTTTACTATGATATGAAAATTTCGTATAATAAGAAAAAAAGGAGGTAAGTAATATGAACAAAGAAAGAAATATTATTATAGCCAAAAACATTAGAAAATTTCTCAACGATTCAAATATGTCTCAAAAGAAACTTGCTGAACTCATTAACATAAAACCATCTACTTTAAGCGATTATTTAAATTTACGTTCCAACCCCTCTCACGGCGTTATACAAAGGATAGCTGATGTTTTCGAGGTTGGTAAAAGCGACATAGATACTACATACAAAGACGATAACGACATCACTTCCATATACAACAAACTCACACCTCCCCGCCAAGAAAACGTACTTAACTATGCAAATGAACAATTGGAAGAACAGAATTCTAAAGGAGATAACGTTGTAGATATTAATTCATATAAACAGGAGAAAACTCCAGTTAACGTCAATGGTTGCGTCTCTGCTGGTGTAGGAGAACGTTTACACGATGAAACGCTATTTACTGAAATGGTTAACGGACCTATCCCCACACACGATTTAGCGTTAAAAGTAAATGGTGATTCTATGGAACCTATGTTTAAAGATGGCGAAATCATATTTGTGGAGAAAACTCACAATATAAAGAATGGACAAATTGGTATATTCATCATTGAAGAAGAAGCGTACGTTAAGAAAGTCTTTGTTGAAGATGATAGATTGACTCTAGTTTCACTAAATAAAGATTACGACGATCTACACTTTTATAGAAATGAAAGTGTGAGGTTAATTGGAAAAGTTATTTTATAAAAGGAGCACTTGCAAATGAAAAAATATGATATTGCAGTCTTAGACTTTGAAACTATGAATGAACATATGAACAGCCCTTGCGAAGTTGCTGTATCTTTAATTAAGGATTTATCAATAGTAAAAGTTTATTCATCTTATATTAATCCTCCTAATAATAGATATAACTTGAAAAACGCTAAAATACATAAAATACCTGAAGATGTCATATTAAAAGCACCTAAATATCCAGATATTTACCAAGAAATTCTCTATCTTTTAAAAGAATCACATTTAATTATTGCTCATAATGCACTTTTTGATATTTCAGTATTAAAAAATACTAATAATTATTATGACTTACCTGTTCCAAACTTCATGTATGTCGATAGTATAAATATCTTTAGAAGCTTCCACACAATCTCTAGTTTTAAATTAGAAAATTTGTGTAGCTTATATGATATCGATAAAGAAAAATTACATTCTGCTAAATTTGACGTGCTAGCTTTATCGAAGATGTTGATATCACTCGCTAAAAACAATCAGCATTATAGTGTATTAAAATTAATACATTATATGCCTAAGCAATACATTAGATTTAGCAAATATTCTAACTCTCCAACTAAACTTTTCGATTCAGGATTTCAAAAAAATCATATGAAAATATCTGAGATTAATAAAATAGAAGTGGAAAGTGTAATCCCTATTTTAAAAGATAAAAATGTTGTTTTTACAGGTAATTTTGACACTGAAAAACAAGATTTAATGATATTAACTAGAAAGAAAGGAGCTTATATCAGAAGTGACGTAACTGCAAAAACAGATATTTTAGTCGAAGGTGTTCAAGATGATAAATATAAAGATGTGAACGGACTAGTTTCAAAACAACGAAAAGCTCGAGAATATGTTGGAAATGGTGCAAAAATTCAATTTTTAAATGAAGAAGACTTAATAAATTTAATAAAGGAATAATAACGATGATCAAAAAAATTTTTACAAAAAAACATGTATTCTTAGTTATAGAAGATGAAAACCATAATCACAGTGATGCTGTTTTTGGAAAAAGTATATTACTTTCAATTTACGTCGGTGTGAATAAAAAGACTAATTCTAAATCAGGGAAATTTATATACCTTGACAGATCTAAAAGAATCGTTAGACAATCTGATATCACCAAAATAGAATCAGCTAACGAAAATGATGTAGATTTTTATAATTTACTGAAGAAAGAAAAGGAAATTGTTTATTCCAAAAATATAGTAGATAAATACAATTTAGCGAACTATATAATTTACTACGAAGTTAGTACTAAAGAATAAACCAATCCATTATTTCATAATACTAACCTTAAATTTACAGAGGTTTTAATTATGAAACATGAAAAAAGCAATCTTAACTTTAAGTCTTATATTTATTACCTACTACCTCACTTTTAAATATATGTGGATTAAAGAATTGAAGTATTAATCATGCTTATTTGAAAAAGACGTCTATTTCAGCAGTGTTTGAAAGGAAGTTTATAATGAAAATAACTAATTGCAAAATAAAAAAAGAAACTATAGTATATGAAGTTTTAACTAGTGGTAATCAACCATTCACTTATGAGTTACCTAAAGATTTATCGTCACATAATGCGCGTAAATACTTGGAATTTATTTCACAAAAAATAGATGGCGATAAGTTAACCAAAGAAGATTCATTATGATTTTACTAATCAAAAAACGCCTACAAGTGTAGACGTTGAATGGTGGTGAGAGTGTGAGCGAGAATAAAGGAGAAATGATGACGCATAATATAGAAAAACGCATTAATAAATTAAAAACTTCTGGAAATCCAAAATTTAAAAAATTAGATTCAGATATTCACTATTTACTCAAGAGATTTGAAGGTGAAAAAAACCATAAAGGTTTTTATCCAAAGTTTAAACAAGGAGAAATAGTTTTTGTAGATTTCGGTATAAACGTTAATAAAGAATTTTCTAATTCACACTTTGCAATAGTGATGAATAAAAATGATTCTAATACGGAAGATATAGTAAATGTTATTCCCTTATCTTCTAAAGAAAACAAAAAGTATTTAAAGATGAATTTTGATTTGAAATGGGAGTATTATTTAAGGTTGTTTTTAAATTTAATTAGCGCGCAAAATAATTCAGCTATATTAAAAGAAGTTTTCGATAAAAAATACCAAAAAAACAACACAGAATTCATCACTAAAGATTATTTTAGTGAATTTATATCTGATAGTTTAGAAATTGAAAATAAATTAAATAAAATTGACAGAAACATTAATAACATAGTATCAGCAATTGATAAGGTAAAAAAATTAAAAGGTAATAGTTACGCTTGCATAAATTCTTTCCAGCCGATTAGTAAGTTTCGCATAAGAAAAGTTTTACCCCAAAAAATTAAAAATCCAGTAATAGATTCTTCGGATATTATGTTACTGATAAATAGAATTAATAATAATATATTGCAGATTCCTGATATAAGATGATATAATTTTAATATATTAAAGGTTTATCCTTTAAAACACGTATATATTCGTTACCATTTTTGGTAATTAACCATGTAATCTTATAACTATAAGTGGCGTCTGTATTTTATACAGGCGTCTTTTTTTATACAATTTTCATGGGTAGCCCGCCTACCCTTATTATTTTTTGCCAATTTTGAGGAGGGAACGCATGAAAACACGTTGTTACGATGGTAAAAAATGGCAATATGAATTTAAGCATGAAGGAAAAAGATACCGTAAGAAAGGTTTTAGAACAAAGCGTGAAGCTAATTCTGCTGGACTAGACAAGTTAAATGAGTTAAGAAGTGGTTTTAATATAGATAACTATATAACTCTTGAAGAATACTTCGAAAATTGGATTAAAACGTATAAACAACCTGTTGTTAAAGAAAATACCTACCGTCATTATAGAAATGCATTACAACATATACAAAAACATAAAATAGGTAAAATGGAGTTATCAAAGATAAATAGACAAGTTTATCAGAAATTCATAAACGACTATTCAAAAGAACACGCAAAAGAAACTATAAGAAAAACAAACGGTGCTATTCGGTCAGCTTTAGATGACGCATTATATGATGGACTTATTTTTAAAAACCCCGCTTATAAAGTTAATTATAAAGCCGGAAAACCTACGAAGTCAGAACAAGAAAAATTCATCTCGGTAACTGAATATGAAATACTAAAAGATCACGTCAGAAAGAAGAGAACTCGTTCATCATTAGCGTTATTCATAATGATTTGTACGGGTTGTCGTGTCAGTGGTGCAAGAAATATAAAGACTGAGCATATCAACCAAGTGAAAAACACTATATTTATTGACGAGCGAAAAACCGATACTTCCCCTAGATATATCAGTATCGCTAAATCTGATATGAAACACATTATGGACGTCATAAGTACATTTGCAATTAGCTATGATGGTTACATTTTCAAAGAAGCCGGATCTATAATTAACCTTCAGGCTATCAATAATGCTTTGAAATCAGCCTGTAGAGTCAATAATATACCAATTATTACATCGCACGCATTAAGACACACTCATTGTTCTTATTTACTAGCAAAAGGTGTATCTATACATTACATTTCTAAAAGATTAGGTCATAAAAATATAGCAATAACTACATCCGTGTATTCTCATTTGTTAGAAGAAAAATTTAATGAAGAGGACAAAAAAACAACTAAAATTTTAGAAAGTATGTAATTTAGGGACCCATTAGGGACTCCAAACCCAATAAATACTGTTGTTACAAGGTTTCTATGTATCCAAACTGGGGGCAATATAAACGCGCTGATTTAATCGGACAATCTTCTTATATTAAAAATAATGATGTCGTAATATTCAATGAAGCATTTGATAATGGTGCATCAGACAAATTATTAAGTAATGTGAAAAAAGAATATCCTTATCAAACACCTGTACTCGGCCGTTCTCAATCAGGGTGGGACAAAACTGAAGGTAGCTACTCATCAACTGTTGCAGAAGATGGTGGCGTAGCGATTGTAAGTAAATATCCTATTAAAGAAAAAATCCAGCATGTTTTCAAAAGCGGTTGTGGATTCGATAATGATAGCAACAAAGGCTTTGTTTATACAAAAATAGAGAAAAATGGTAAGAACGTTCACGTTATCGGTACACATACACAATCTGAAGATTCACGTTGTGGTGCTGGACATGATCGAAAAATTAGAGCTGAACAAATGAAAGAAATCAGTGACTTTGTTAAAAAGAAAAATATCCCTAAAGATGAAACGGTATATATAGGTGGCGACCTTAATGTCAATAAAGGCACTCCAGAGTTCAAAGATATGCTTAAAAACTTGAATGTAAATGATGTTCTATATGCAGGTCATAATAGCACATGGGACCCTCAATCAAATTCAATTGCGAAATATAATTACCCTAATGGTAAACCAGAACATTTAGACTATATATTTACAGATAAAGATCATAAACAACCAAAACAATTAGTCAATGAAGTTGTGACTGAAAAACCTAAGCCATGGGATGTATATGCGTTCCCATATTACTACGTTTACAATGATTTTTCAGATCATTACCCAATCAAAGCCTATAGTAAATAG